GCTGGCTGGCGACCTTACTGTTACCGGCAACACGATCTCGAACGATACCGGTGCGGTTATTGAGATGACGACCGGTACTCTAAACACGGCGCTGGCTGGCGACCTTACTGTTACCGGCAACACAATCTCGAACGATACCGGTGCGGTTATCGAGATGACGACTGGCACAGACGATGTCGCTTTAACCGGCGATCTTGGTGTTGGTGGTGACCTGACTGTGACGGGTAACACAATCTCAAACGATACCGGTGCGGTTATCGAGATGACGACCGGTACTCTAAACACGGCGCTGGCTGGCGACCTTACTGTTACCGGCAACACAATCTCGAATGATACCGGTGCGGTTATTGAGATGGATACAGGTACGCTGGACGCTTCGTTTGCAAACGACGTCAAGCTATCGTCCGATGAAGCGAAAGTGTGGATTGGCACTGACCATTCTGCTCGCGGCTATTTGTATCTGTTTGGTGACAACGATGCCGACAGCCCGATTTTGCGTATGTATAACGCTGCCAACGAGGATGGTGTAGAAGACTATTGGACGCTATCGCCGGAAGGTGCAGCGTTTCATCTTGGCCCGACATCTGATGCTGACGAATTCATATTTGAGAACGATGGCGACTTCATTATGGGCGGCAATCTGACCGTGACAGGCAACAACATTTCTGATAGCGGCGGCGTAGCTTTAACCTTTGATGGAGCCGGTAGTATGACTGTTGCTACCGACCTTACAATAGCTCTCGGCGCAAACCAAGATTATAAATTCACAAATATCGGTGACGGGCTGTTGATTCAAGGGCTGACAGCTGCGACCGGAGCTGGCGTATCGTTTATGACCGCGGACGGTGACGGCACAGATAACTGCCTATTTCAATTTTGGGGTGTCGGCACACCGGGCGATACCGCAAATCGTGAACGGTTGCGGATGGGTTGGGATGCGGCGGTATCTCGATATAATATTTACACAGAAGAAAGTGGATCGGGTGTGCTTCGGCCTCTGTATTTGTTCACCGAAGGCAATGAAGAACAGCTTGTGCTGAACACCGATGGTAGCATAAGCATCTCAGATACAATTGAGCACGGCGTAGCGATCATCTCGCACGATATCACATGGGATGGTGGAGCGACACAAGCTTGCGCGACAGTTGCAGATGGATATGTGGTGCAAGATGTCTATATTGAGATTACGACAACATTCGACGGTGACGCGGTTGTGACGGTAGGTGACGGTGGTACGGCAGACGGGTTCTTGACCGATGCCGGAATCAATCAAGGCGTTGCCGGATACTACGGTCAAGATGTAAGTGCTCGTGGCGCGTATATTGCCAACGGCGACCGGAAAATATATACCGGTGCGGATACAGTTGACGCATTCGTGACAGAGACAACGGCTACACAGGGGGCTGCGACGGTATATGTAGTCATACAGCGATTGAAATAGGAGGTATGTCATGACATCTGAGACGCGACAGATAATACGTCGATATATTCTAAATGATTTCACCGGATTTATTGATCGGCTGGTAGCCGCGACAAATCTGGCGACGTTCAAACAAGAAGAGTTCCGGCTAGCACAAGAGATGGAACAGCGACGTCTATGCAAACTGGTTGAAGCTGCCAGACTTGAACTGTCTGAAGAGTCTATGATGACGTTGCACGAAGCGGATTTGCCGGAGCCGGAGCCGGAGGAATAGATCATGGCTGAAGGTATCCTCGGTCGTGACCTATGGGCGGAATCGTTATGGGCTGGTGAACGTATCGGCCCGACGATGCTGGCTGAATTCCGAACGGTTGAATATCAGCTCGAACTTCGTACCAGCGCGAATGCTCTAGTGTCGATATTGCGAAACTTTGACAATCCCGAATGGACGCTGGAAGTCAACCGACCGGACTCGTTGACGTTCACATACCCGGCTCGAGACGATGACGTTCAATACTTTGCGAAACCGTACCAGATATGGTTACGTGATAGTGTGACGGGTACGCTGTTGCAACGGTTCAAAATCATTCACGCCGAAGTTAGCGGCGTCGCTCCAGACATCGTTAACGTTTTCTGCCAAGACTTTCTAATCCAGTTGGGTCAAGAATGGATCGAATCGTACGTCAAAACCGTTACTGACGGGCTAACATTCCGTCAGATTCTACAAGGGTATCTCGACCATCAGGCGAACACGAACAAACTGTCTATCGGCAGTATGTCTTCGACTCTTGCGAACCGGCAGACCAATACAAACGCTACCAACAAAACTGTCTTAAATGCTATCGAGACTATTCACAATACCATCGGCGGCTTCTATCATTGTAACTGGGCGCGGCGGATAGATTGGAAGGTGCGGCTTACGCCGAATCGAGGTCAACAGTTCCGACGTCGCAAGAATATGAAAGGTATTAAAGCCAAGACGCGATACGACGAGATAGTTAACCGGATGTACGCTTACGGCCATGGCTCCACTCGGTCAACCCGTCTGAACCTAATCGATGCCGGTGAAGCGAACGAATATATTGATGACGCTGCAAGTATCGCTGCGTATGGTATTCATTGCGGGTCGCTGCGAGATAGTAGTATCGTCAACGCGGCTGAACTGTTAGCAAAAGCGCAAGCTCGGTTAGCTATCAAAAAAGATCCGCGAGTCGATTATACGATTGATATAGTTGACCTGTCACAATCGGCGCTCAATGAGTTGGCATACGAAGAAATCTATCTTGGTAGTCCACGTCGAATCATCGATGAAGAGTTAGGCATATCGACGTTACAGAATGTTGTGAAGATCGTACACGATCTCAAGAATCCGTTAAATGTTCGAGTTGTGCTGGCGAACCTGCCGCGCAACATTACGGCGTTGTGGAAACGGGTCGTCCGCGAACAACAGCTTGCACAAGAGGACGCCGAATCACCGTATACGGATACCGACGCTTTTGAAGAAACGCTTGAAGATGTGTTGAGCATAACAGATGCACCGACAGAGATTGCGACATGGGAATCTGTAGGCGATACAGGTACGCTGGACGGGTTGATGGTAGACGCTATCCAAGCAAGCGAACCGACGATGACAGGGCTCGGCGATCTGTGTGTTTGGGATGAAGTTGGAAATGACGGTAACCTCGACGAAAAGATCGAGGATGTACTTGCGATAACCGATACGACCGAAATCTGTACATGGGAAACTGCCGGTAACGTCGGCAACCTCGACAACAATATGCTCGATGTGCTTGGCGTAAGCACGCCGGGCATAGCCGGACTTGGAGACGTGTGCATCTGGAACGATGCTGCCGAGACCGGCAACCTCGATACGCATATAGCTGATATGATGAACCACGATCAGACGCCGGTGTTAACAGCAGTTCTATTACCCGCTCCTGACACTGCTGCCGGCGCAATTGGCACTGGCACACGGGGCGCCCGTGACGATCATGAACATCCGCGAAGCACATTGTATCCTCGTATGTATCGACAGACAACAGCCCCGGGCGGTACTCTATACGGCGGCGATTTGTGGGAAGATACGAACGACGGCAGCGGTCCGAGCGGCGAAAACCAGATATATATTTATGAAGCTGGTAACACTTCGTGGGTTCCGTTCTTGCTTCTAACATGAGATCGTAACATGGCGTGGGCTTATACAAATAATCCGGCTGGACGGTACTGTACGGACATAGGCTATATTCTTTCAGAGATTCTGTACGCAATCAACGAACGTCAACACATGATGGGAGTTACGATATCAACGTGGGGCGCGTATGGTTCATATCCCGCCCACAACGCGTTTGCCGGACAGAAGCGAACGGTAGCTCATAGCATGATAGATGCTGCCCGTGCTGCGTTTGTAGCGAGTCTGCCGTCTGGTGAATCCAATATCATAAATAAAACCGCAACGGCGCATACAACACACGAAATGAGAGCTACAAATGCGGCATGGACGGCGTACGGCAATCTTGCGACTCTTTACAACGCTGCGATGGGTGCTGGCACAACGTGGCAGACGGCAGACCTTACGGGTAAGCCTGTTGCAGAGCTAACAGTGGCGCTCGAAGAACTAATGAAATGTGTCGAGCTTTTGAACTACTGGGAGTGGAAAGATAGGGATTTCGGATTAGCCGGAAACGATTGGCATTATATTTTCGATGCGGGTCCTGAAGCGGACACCGACGATATACATGCCGCTGCTATCGCTAACGGAATTGGGAGTGGGAGCTATCATGCCGGTTGGGAACAATGGGTGTACGCTGAAGTCAATTATACTGGTGTGGCATATACAGATTATGTGAACCAGTTACGTACATTCAAGTTCACGAAAGCACCTACATCGGCACCATATCCTACAGTCAACGAGTTTCGGATTGCATATGATATAATCGATGTCGGCGGGAATGCTACAGACGATCTCGACTGGGAGTTGAGAACCATATCAAACGCCGAATACGTGACAACAGCGTGGGCTGGTGACGGAACGCTACGAGATTCCGTGACATTCAATGCGGCAACGACAGGCGCTTATCTTACATACGCGACGCCGGGCTGGATTGTCGATGGTACGAATTTCTGGTTGCGGATGGATCAAGGAACAACAAACCCATTTCCAGCCGATCCCGGCAACGATAGACTGACATACGCATTCGAGGGCGCAGGCTTTCCTTTAGCCGCAACTGGCTGTTTCCGCATCCGACAGAGCTACAACGGCTGGACGTACAACTGACTTGAATAAATCGGCGGGAATAGTGTATACTATGGACGGAGGTGATATGTATGAGGTATCGAGCATACAGTCTGGTTGAATTTCTTGTTGTAGTTGCAATTGTGAGTCTGTTGGCGACAGCGGCAGTCACCATTCGTCCATCACCGATACGCGCTCGTGACAGGGCGGCATCGCTGTTGCGTCAAAGCATCCGTGCGACACGCTCGTATGCGATTAGGAATAACACGGTTGCGGAAATAGATTACAGTAACATTCAGTTCGGCAAACACGTTACGATTGAGCGACAACGGTGGCAAGACATTGAGGCAAAGTTTAATCCGTCTGGCTCTATTATACAGATACTATATGGACATTGGGTCAGGGTGGGACCGGATGATTATAATTGGGAAGAATACGATACGCCACGAGAAGTGCCGGCATACGGCAAAATGGAATACCGTGTCCATGACGACCGGCTATCCGGTTACGTGCCGGTGAAAGTATCCAACGCTACGGGCATCGTGAAAGTAGGAGGGGTTGTAGAATGAAACATGTCAGATGGTATCTTGTAATCCCGGCTGCTATTGTTCTGGCAACTGCGATTTTCAGCTATGCTGTGCTTGCAATGTTCACGCCAGAAGAGTATGCTCAGTTTGGCTGGTTTTTGATTGCGTGTAGCGCGGTCTCATATATCGCGCTGCGAGTGAGAGATGCTGAAAGGGCACAAGACAATGACAAATGAATCGAAGACAGTAGCGTTTCCGCCACCGTCTGGACTAGAATGGTTCCGAGTATGGCGCAAGTTGCGGGCTGGCGGTAAGACGGCAGGACTGGCTGGCGTGATAGCTGCCGCTCTCCTGTGGGTGTTGCAACGGGTAGCGCCAAGCGCGGCGGACCCGACGTTTGCAGCCTCGTTTATGGTCGTGGCCGTAGCCGCAATCAACGGCGGTCTGAACGCACTTGCAAACTGGATGAAACATAAGGATGACATCAAACCCCAGAAAGGAGGCTAGATCAATGAGAACACGTCAAATTTGCGCTGTGCTAGCCGTTCTCTGTTTAACCAGTTGCTCTATAGGGTGCGCATCCTTATCGAGCGCGTTACCCCCGTTTGTGGACGTTCTGTCAGGCGGACGGCCACTCGGGTTGAGCGCCGAGTACACGACCGTCGAGAAGCATGTTGTGGACGGCGTTGAGAAAGAGGTTGATACTACAACACGCGGTGTCGGGCTGAACCTTGGCTTTCAGGCTGAAGATGAAATGGATTAACCTTTTTGAACGTAGCCTGCCATTCTGTCTCGTCTGGTACTGTTGCTGGTAATACAGGCACCCCACCCTTGATTGTAAGTAACGTCGGTGCTTCTGCCATATGCTTCCAGTGATTACCGAGATCGGCATGTGCCATTAGCGTGAGATGGTCACGTCCGATCAGTTCGTCGTAAGTACCATCGTACATGTATTGATACGCTGCTCGACCAAAAATCAGGTTGCCGTTTACCCGTACACAAACGATATCACAATCTCTCATTCTTCCCGCGCCTCCCTATACCAGTAGATTCACCCATCTGGATTAGCCTCCCTCGCGCCGCTTGATTGCGGCTAACGCCGTCAATACCTCACTGCCTGTACCAGCCGACGTTCTACCGGATTGACTGTATTCATCTACTCGCGCTTGCACAGCATCCCGCAACACCCGGTACGCTTCAGCGCAAGCGGGGCAGTGGCCGTCCTTAATGCCACATATCAGGCCGCTGTTATTACCGCGCAATTGAGATATCCCATATGACTTGCCACACCCGCCGCGCTTACTCATCGTCTTCGCCCTCCACCGGCTGCGCGGTCTCGATTGCATCCCAGTGTTTCAACATTTGTTGTGGCGTCCAAGGAACTCGCTGTGCGGCCGGCGATAGTGCTACTGCAATTTCTCGTAACGCCTCCCATTGTCTACTCATCTTCTGCTCGCGTTCCCGCAGCCGCTCGTTCTCCGCTTCGAGCTTGGCTACACAATCGGAGCAAAGAACCAATAACACTCGCGCTGTTCCCGTACGTATGCCCTCGGGAACATGACCGCAATGTACATGTATGAATTCAGATCCCTTTGGTTTCGATACATAAGGACTCTTTATCGTTCCAAAAAACTTCCCGCACCCGTCCATCTCACCCTCCTTCGCGCTTTGCTTTCCAATAACAAAAGCTACACCTATCACCCACATAATCGCCGGGCTTTATTTTCCGTCCACATTTAGAACATTTCATTAGACAGGTGTATCCTCCCACCTTGCGACAATATTCTTGCCACTTTCATCGACAATAAACATGTCGCCAGTTTGACACAGCAACCGAATAACCTCGTTATGATCTTCGATATTGCAACTTTCAACAGTGCCGTCCTTATTGTGTTTGATATGTCTGCTAGCCATCTGACATAGACTGTTGTGGAACTCGCTGTATAGCCGCCCGACTGCTTCTCTTACTGTTGTCATTGCGCATATCCTCTAAAGTAACGTTCACGAACTTCCTGTTCGGCCCTATCCAAATCCTCTTCATAGCAAGCTCTCAATGCCCTGTCGAGCGCTTGTATTTCTTCTGTATGTTCAGATACACTTAGCTCGCCCGCGTCAAAACGTCTGTCTAGTTCGTCATATTCTCGTTCCCACCCTTTCATCTCGCCCTCCTTCGCGCCGCTCGATTGCTTGCGCCCGTTCTTTCGTCATCGTCCACCTCCTGCGTTTCGCCGTACATAGTTGCCGCTTCATCCATCGTTACGCTCCCAGCACCGCGTTGTGATTTGCCGCACAAACCATCGCGGTTAGGCGGCGATTCTGCGCAGCCCTAGCCGCAGCACTAGCCGCAACCCTAGCCGCATCCCAAGCCGCAGCACTAGCCGCATCCCAAGCCGCAGCACTAGCCGCATCCCAAGCCGCAGCCCTAGCCGCATCCCTAGCCGCAACCCTAGCTGCATCCCAAGCCGCAGCCCTAGCCACAGCCCAAGCCACAACCCTAGCCGCAGCCGCATCCCTAGCCGCAACCCTAGCTGCATCCCAAGCCGCAGCCCTAGCTACAACCCCAGCCGCATCCGCAGCCGCATCCCAAGCCGCATCCTTTGCCACAGCCAATTCTTCGTCTGTTGTCTCACCTTTCATCCATTGCCGCGCAACCCTGATCGCGTTCCAACACCGCTCATCTTTTACATCTGCAACGCGCAACGCATCTTCGGCCACACGACATGCGAACTCGCGCAACAATATCGTACCGTCAATCCACCACAGCGTTTTTCTGATATTGCCAACTAGTTTGTCGTCCTGCTCAATAATATCCCCGCCGATTTCTACCCGACAGACCACAGGACCGCAGGCATAACTAAGTGCGTCAACTATCCGGCGCGATCCATGCAGGCCGTGACTACACATTACGGGCTTACCATCCACCCGCAATGTGCGCCCCTTAACCGCCACACGCTCGTCACCGTAACCCAACTTCCGATCCGCTCTCATAAAATGCCACGCTTTAATCGGCTTCATTTTGCGCCCACTCCTATCCATTCAGCACCGCGTTGATCAGCGTCTTATCCTTAATGCGATCCCACAGATGTACGAACGCCACCGCTGCAACCACAGGGACAACGGCGTTTCCAAGGGCGCGAAGTCTGTCCACCCGTGAGGCGTTCCCATCAGCCATTCGACGAATAGCGGGTTGAGTTTGCGGCTCTTGTTTGTTCTCACAGCTTGTGCGCACAAGGGTGGAGCATTCTTCCACCCCCCCCGCATTTCTTGTGTTGGTATTTCCTTGTGCATCGTAAGTTGATGCTGTTGTCCACAGCTGGTGCGAGTTCTGGCCATCGGTCGAGCACGTATCGCCATGCGTTGGCGTCCGAAGGACTTGGCGGCCAAGCAGGGCGTTCGTCGGTACGTTCGCATCCGCACACGCTCCGTCCTTGTGATCTCGGCTGGTTGGGGTTGCCCAAAACTTCGGGTGGTTTGGATTGACCACCATCTGCGCCAAACTGCAAGCACCCCCTACTTTCATCCTCCGCAAGATCGTTTCTGTACTCTGTTTCATTCGGTCTGCTACAGCATCGAATGTCACGGGAGTAAGCCAGAAAGAACAACCGTTCACGCCGATGTGTCGCGCCAATTTCAGCCGCGCTAAATGTGTCCCATTCCACCCGGTATCCGAGGCTGCACAGTTCGGGGTGGACGATGTCCCTGAACCCAAGTCGAGCGTGGCCTGGCACGTTTTCGCAAAAGAGCCATCGGGGTTCAACCTCTTCAACGATTCGTCGTACATGAGGCCACAGATGTCGAGGATCTTCGGTTCCACGCCGTCGGCCGGCGAAACTGAACGGTTGGCACGGGTATCCGGCAGAGATGAAATCCACTTTGTCACGCCACGAGCTGCCGTTGAAGGTTCTAACGTCAGACCAGATAGGCGCTTCATCCAAGGTTTCGTCTTCCATGCGCGTTCTAAGGATCGCCGCGGCATAGGCTTCCCCTTCGACATAACACACGGTTCGGTATCCGTCGCCAAGCGCGATTCTGAGACCGAGTTCAAGTCCACCGATCCCGGCACAAACAGCCAGGCCATTCATGCTATCCCCATCGCAGCGTTGATCACCGTCTGGATGTCTACCGCGTTTGGATGTCGTACAGGTTCTCTGTCCATCAACGCCAGAAACTCTTGCAGGTCGCCGGTGTTAACCGCGCTGTCGCCGGTGAAGTCCGCCCGGGCTTGTGACGCTTTCAGCCGGATATAATCAAGGTTCGGTGGAGGTGCCGCAACGCCAACCACCTCGATCATAACCAGCGGAGTCGCGCTCGACTGACCGTCCACGTCAACCACATAACCCCGGTATTCATAGAAGCCCGGCTCAGGTACAGAGTCAATGGGGATCGTGGCTTCTATACCACCGTCCAGCGCACCCGGTTCAGCACTCGTAATCATGCCGACTACAGTCCAATCCGTCTCGCTGCTTGACCCGGCCTGCCGCCGTTCAATATGCACAAACGCGATTGACCTCTGCTCCGGCGAGATAGCCGACATACCAATCTCGATTTCGTGAGCCGCCGCCGCCCACACCAGATTTTCGTCGCTCGGCGGTCGTGTACCTGCCGCCATTGCTACCGTTACGTAGACGGCAAGTGCAAGCACAACCACACCGACTATGCTTTCCATCACGTGCCGCTTTAGAAATGCCGCTGCCTTCATCCATCCGTTCATCGTTCGTCTCCTTTCTATTCCTCCACCTCGTTACCGTCCGCGTCGAAACCAACTAGCTCGTACTGCGCTGCCTGTGCTCGAACTTGCCACCACTCACATTCGTGTTGTGCCTTAACCTTGTTTTCAAAATACTGCGGATAATCCGTTGCGCCTTCATCACCGCGCCAAGGACCGCGCCAAGGATTTTTATCACCCGCCTGCACAAGCCGCACCGCCCACTTCACCGCTTGCGGCTTCTCTGCTGGCGGCGGGTAGGGGAGGACTTTAAGCCCGTATTTTAGAGCGGAATAGCAACACTTAACCGCAAACTCGTCAGCCTGTTCTCTTGTCATGGCAACCGGGGTTTCATTTCTACCATAGTTGACCGGCTTACCCTTTTGAGAACTAGTGGTTGATCCGCGCCCCCTTGGATTGATATAGCTAATGTTGCCGCGACTACTTTTAAGCCTCACACACCACAACTTCTCAGGCTCAGGCCACGGGCGGACTTCGCAGTGCCAGCCATAACCTTTAAACGCAGCATCTACCATGTTTCGCGCCTTACTTTCAGTGTTGAATGTGACACGAGATTCAAACCAGATGCGTCTTGTCTCCGCATGAGCCGGACTCCCGTCCAGAGAACAGTTATACACATACTTCTTTTCACTTCCCGCAGCTTCCGCGCCCAAGTCCACCACAACGTACCGCTGCTCAGGCTCATCAGGTTGTGGAAACGGAAGGATTCTCGCGTCTGTCCAATCCTTTACTTCCACTATTAACTCGCTCATCTCGCTGCCACTCCTCGTGCTTTGTGCCAGGCGATCACCCGCACAGTTGCGACCGGGATACCACACAGCCGGGCCGCTTCTTCTTTTGCCCTTGCCCGTGTAACCGAGTCTAATCGCCTGTCCATACACTTTTCGCCAGTCCACGAATCATCATAGAACATAAACCATTCACGGCTTGACCCCGTTGGACTGGCTTGACCAACTCGCACATTCATTGCGTGTTCAATCATCATTCACACCCTTACACTCACCACTACATCGCCTTTGATAACTTCCACGCCCGGTATCACAACACACTCAACATCTATGCTCATTGCTCTTTCTCCTCTATTATCTCGACCCACATCACCCAATCATCTTTAGCTTCTCTCGAATCGCAGTACAGAGCATATACCGGCCCTCTGTGTTGACCAAACAGCAACCAGGCAAAGCACGCATGACGTCCGGCATGTCGTACCTCGCGCGCCCATTCTCGAATCTGGCGTGGTGTCAATATGGCACGTACTTTACATTCGATATACCAGCGGTCGAGCAGATCCTGTGCAACCTTGCCAGCCGCGTCACACGGCACAATATCACCGCGATGCTGTTTACCGATTGAGCCAGTCCGTTTGAAATGATCGTGATCGAGCAGCCCCGGTAACAATCGACAACACCGTTGCTCAAACCGTTTACCTCTATCACGGCTAATCTTCGCCCGCCACGTCTTATACATAGCTATCAATTGAGCGACCTTACCGGGCACGATACACTCACGAACCTTTGGCTTTTTTAGAAATTCCGCGAAGCTCATTACTTGATTCCTTCATCGGTTGCAAGCTCCGTCTGTTCAGGCTCTTCGCCCGGCTGCCGTTCGTGCTGTTCACTTGTCGCGCTTTCGCCTGTACCGTGCATCTCGTCCCATCGCGCTTCGACATCATCCGCCGTAGCCGGTTCCTGTAAGTCCAGCTTGACCGCTGCCACGCTTACGTCGTCGAGAATCGTATCAGCTTTGCTTGGCTGCGGTTCCGGTGTGACGTCGATCAACTTGTCGGCATGGATACCCGCCTCGGCATTATCTTCAGATTCAATGGCGCGGGCAAGTTCCGGCGACATCGGCAGATATTTGAGCAGCCGGCGTACAACCGTCTTTCGTCGCATCTCGTCGGTATCCGTAACCCACGGCCCACTATTCTTTGCCTTGCTCCGGTTACGAATCTTCTCGATATCCTCATTCGGCATCCACTCAAACTGCCGAGTTCCGTCCGGCATAACTGCTACGGCATAGCTGCCTATATAGTCGCCGCATTCGCCTTTCACTCGTGGTTCGTGATATATCCGTTCTTCTGTACCTTGTACGACCTTAAAATCTTCCGCAGCATACACGTTACGCGCCCACACCGCCATTACATCACCGGACCGACGCGCCAGCCCTATCAGACCTCGGTATCCGGGAATCAATACACACTCTTTGCCGTATGGCACCGCGTATGCTTGCCCCATAGCTCGGCTGAAATCAAGGCCAAGCGTAGCGGCTTCCATCACCGTGCTGAGAATCGACAGCCCCGTACATTCATATAGCTTCGGGTTATTCACCGCTGCCAGCATAAACCCCCGCAACAGCCGTTCGATGCTCTGATCTTTCGGCAACACTGAAAGAAACTGTGACCGCGCCTTTTCGAGTGTATCCTTTAACGCTTGCGGTTTCGTCAACTGCTTCCCGTTTTCGCCCGTCATAGTCTACCCCTCCTGTTGTTCAGTCAGTTTCGCCAAGAATCGCCGAACGCCCGGTCGTACAGTAGTATACTCGGCTATCTGCTCTTTCGTCGCACCTGCGGCTTTTGCGACCGCTTTCCAATCGGTTTTGCTACCATCCTTGCACCGTTTATACGTCAGTTTACCGTTATCAAACACGAGACCTGCCGCATCACCGATATGAAATTTGAGCACATTTTCAAGTCGATTCATCTCTGCAACGGCCACGTCGCGGGCGCGTCGATACTGCCAGTATTCGTCATAGAGTTCGCGTTGTGCATCGGTCGCTACCAGCAACATATCAGTGTGCGTCGGGTACTGGCGTTTCAGATATTCCGTCACGTCTTTTGATCCGTCCATCTTCGGCGGCTCAACCGGCACAACATACTTATCCCAAAATGCTTGCGCCACACCGATCAACCGTTCATCGAGATCCGTGTTACGTTCGATCTTGAACTCTCGATAGTCGCTGTTGTCGATTAGCACCGCCAGATGCCATGTCTGCCAGTCCATCAGCGCCATATACCACTCGCATTGCAGATAGTGGTGTTTCGGTACATCGTCTGTACCCTGTTCGCCGAAGCCCAGCCGGGCGGCAGCCCATGCGCCGTGTGTCTTAACCTCAAGGCCCTGCTCGATGTCATGTATCAGATAGTCTGGCGTGCCGACTATAAGCGGGTTATCTGGATTCTTATATGTCGTAGTGTTCATAGCCATGTCGAGAGCAAAGTCTGGATGCGCTTGCCGAAACTGTGTCGCCACAACCGGCTCAAGGATCAACCCCCATCGCATCTGCGGTGTCTCTTCGATCGGTTCAGCCTGCTCTGTCTTTTCAAGCCATACCCGAAACGCCGTCTTGTGCGGGTCGATCCCACAGATCGCCGCAATATCTGTACCGCTAATTCCGCTCGCTCTTACTTCTGCGTCCATATCTACCCCTCCTTTGATTGGCGTTCGTTGCACTCTGGGCACAAGAAACTGTGGCTCATACGGACTTCTTTTGCGACACGTTGCTTGCCACATCTTGTACACTTGCCTTGCTCAACCCGCTCACTACAAAGTTTGTGATAATCGCCAACTAGCTCACCTTCGGCTAATGTCTTCCCACACATGCCACAATGAGTTGGCCGTTGCCGTTCTCGCCTCACATCTTCTGGCGTCTTAGGCGCTGGCGGCGGTTCATACGAAATCCAATCGCGCCAGTTATTGAACCATGTCGACCCGTGCTGAATCTTATCAGGTGCACGAGCTTCGATGTCCATCTGTGCTTTAAACGTGTCAAGCGCCGCATTGATAGCTACCAGATCGTCCTCGGTTTTCACCGACGCTTTAAAATGTCTGAATGCTTCTTTTCTGCCAAGCCGTCGAGGATACTTTTTCCAGAGTATATCAAACGCATCATCCACACAGGTGGTTATATCTTTAGAAGATGAAGAAGAAGATGAAGAAGAAGAGTTCGTGTTTGGTTCACGTTTGGTTCCAACCATTTCCGAACCACCCTTAGCACCAGCTAACTTCTTATCACGCCTAACTTTACCAGACTTTCGACCTCCAGCAGCAGACTTTTCTTTCCATTCTTTCTGCTTCTTCCGCTCTTCTAAGAGCCGCGCATTATATATCCTTCCACCCTCCGAAAAGAAACATTGACGAACCACACTTGAACCACCGTTCAACCACCCTTCACCAAGCCGAGAAAGGATAGCAAGCTTTTGATCATCGTCTGGAAGGCCACAATCCTCAGCGCCCCATGCTATTGCCAGGAGCCGTATATATGCACCTTCTTGTGCTGGCGACATTAACATAACCTTCTCCGAACTCAGCCAATCGCCCGGATAGAACTGAAACGCTGGCGATTTTGCCATAACCACATCCTTGAAAGGGGAAAATCACACTCCCAGCGGTAACACGTCTTGCGCCAACCTGCGTACAGCGATCTCACAATACTTCTCTTCGATCTCGATTCCGATAGCGCGACGGCCCAAGTGTTTCGCCGCGACTAGAGTTGTACCGGAACCCATGAACGGGTCAAATACCACATCCCCGTCGTTCGAGTGGTCAACCATCAAAGGGCACATGAGGTTGATCGGCTTTTGAGTTGGGTGGACTCGGTACTTAATGTCCTGCTGTTCTGTGCCGAATAGGCCAGCCCATTTCACCCGATAGATCCGCTGTTTGTGTCTCGTCTTGCTCCATATCAACTCGAAGCAACTGCCGAACATCTTGTCACTGGAATCGGTCAGCCGCTTATCCCACACATACCACGATCCCCCGTTCTTATTGGGTATTCTCTCTGCATAATAATGTGCGCCGAACCATAGTTGCTCTTGAACGCCCTGCATGGCGGCCATGATTGGGCGAGGGTCAAAATCCCTGTCATCGTTTACCACCTTGTCATATCGCCGCCCCCCGCACATCGACCAATCTGCCGTGAGCCTCATCCCATACGGCGGATCGGTCAACACCAAATCCACCTTGTCTAGCTGCGGCAACACGTCCCGACAGTCCGCGTGGTATATCGTGATTCCGTCTCGCTGGTAGTACGGTTTAAGCATTCCATATGCTCCATGCTATCGCACACTCTGCACATATGCAGCCAGAAGCTATCTGTTCGCGCGTGTTATGCGGCCGAACGAACGATGTTATCTCGATGCTATCATCACCAAGGCTCCAACATTCGTCGCCGCACACAGCGCATTTCTCGTAGTCTCCGTTGCATCTGTTGTCCCATCGGCGCTGACAATGCGGACACTGGTTGACCTCGTATCGTTTGTCGTCAACCCAAAAGTAGGTTATCCGCACGTTACTCGGCTCGACGGTCCTGCTGCACATATTACACTGGACTCTTTTACGCTCATCAGCCTGTTCCGCTTGCCAATCCTGCTCGGCAAACGTGGCCGGCTCGTTATATCTGTTACGGTACGCTCGGTCTGTCATGGTGTTCATTGTCTATCCTCCCTTACCCCTACCGAAATAAGTTATAATTACGTGCCGGGGCTATGCTGATTAAGGTTCAGAAAGTTGCCAAGAGTGGTGCACTACAACATACACTACCACGAAGCTGTATTGCCCCGGCATTAGTCTAGTCGTTTACCTTCATCGCATCACCCCCTATCAGCTTGGCGCGGGTTGTCGCGTATCCGTTTCGGTATTTGTTCAGAACGGACATAAGCGTCTGTTTGCACTTGTCGCAAAGATGCTCGTACGCGTCGTCCCATACGGTTGTGCCGGCAAAGACGATATCCATACTCGTATCGCACCAGCTTATTCCATCTTGCATTACGCGGCAGCATCTGTCACATAGGATCTGCTCTCTCTTCATCATTTACCCCTCCTGTTCGGTTCCTGCTGCTTGTTCTATTTCCACCTGACTGAAACAGTCAGAACATATAGGCGTTGTCATCACACGATCCTTTCAGGTAGGGCGGCAGAGACGCGAACCGGCACACGGGGGAACACATGCCGGATAGAGCAAGGTCTAGCAACCGTGAGGAACATCGGGCGGACGTGCTGAACGGTCGCTATATTGTGCATCTCTGCCGCAGAGGATTTCATTAGGAGTCCTTGTGCTGACGATTGCAGACGCGACAACTTATATTCCGACCGTGGTGCATTCCCAGTGCCAGAAATGCGGTTCGCGCATCTTTTCTTGTTGCGGCCACAACTGTCTGGCTAATACCAATCTGTTGGCGCCCGTGAGGATACCTCTTATTAGGCATCCACGCATAACATCTCCAAAGCTTCATTCTCTTACCCTCCCTTTGTAAAGGTGGCTGCCCGCACAGGCAAGGGAGGAGAAAGGATTGAGGTGAACCTGTACGAGCAGCCGAATCTGTGTGTTTGTCTGAAGTAACATATCCAATCTCCTTATCCTGAATACAAGTATAGCACATATTTATTCAGATTTCAAGGGGAAAATACACCTATTTCAAGCTACTTGACATTATCTTGCCTATCTGGTATACTTAGATACACTTAGGGATATGGTGTATTGTGTCTTTTATCTTAGTGTGGTAGAATTAAGATATGGCTAGACCTAAGAAGCAGATTGACGAGAAGAAACTAGTTGACCTCGCCGAAATCGGATGTACGTACAAAGAGATGGCCGCTTCGCTCGGTTGTCATCCTGATACCCTCCATAACCGTTTTTCTGAACAGATTGAACTAGCTCGTGGTACAGGAAAAACTGTACTCCGTCGTGCCCAGATGAAGCGAGCCCTTGCTGGCGGTGATAAGATGCTTATCCATCTTGGCAAACACATGTTAGGACAATCGGATGTCGTCAAACACGAAATCGAAGCGCACGTCCAAACAGAAGAAATTAGTCCCGCCAGAGATAAACTGGAACGTGCGCTCGCTGGACGCTTTGCCGTCACTCGTGCTAAAGGCGTGGCTGGCGGATCTAACGGAAGCTGACTGCGAAGCACTTCTATACGACTGGCGGTTCTGGGCACGGCCTGAACAGGTATGTCCTGCCGGCAACTGGAACGTATGGTTCTATCGCTCCGGGCGTGGTAGCGGTAAGACACGTACCGGGACAGAGTTTGTGCGCGAAGAGATCGAACGATGGCCACGAGGTGCTCTTATAGGCCGGCGAGCGGCAGATCCACGTGACGTGTTGATTGAAGGGCCGTCCGGCCTGCTCAACATCTTCCCGCCTCATCAACGGCCAAACTACGAACCGTCTAAACGTAAAGTTACGTTCCATAACGGGGCCGTAGCTCACATCTATTCTGCCGAAGAACCCGATCAGTTGCGTGGCCCTCAACACGGCTGGGCGTTGTGTGACGAGCTAGCTGCATGGAAGTATGCTCGTGAGACGTGGGATAATCTTTGGTACGGGTTACGAGAAAGCTCTCATCCTCGTGCGATGGTAGCCAGTACACCTCGGCCAACGCTGCTTGTCAAAGAGATTCTGGCCGATGTCTCTACGGTAATCTCAACCGGCTCGACATACGATAACCGTATGAACCTACCTCGCGCTTATATCGACATGATTCGCACAAAGTACGAGGGGACAAAACTGGCTCGACAAGAGATATACGGTGAAGTGATCGATGATAGCGTTGACGCGCTGTGGACGCGAGCCATGATTGATAGGTATCGGCAGACAAAGCGACCTGAGTTTGGGAAGATTGTTGTCGGTGTTGACCCGGCTGTGACGGCGACAGAAGAAAGTGCTGAGACGGGTATCATTGTTGCTGCTCGACAGGGTGGCATACATGACGGTCACATCTATGTGCTCGACGATGCGTCGTTACGTGGCAGTCCGCACGCTTGGGGCTCTGCTGTAGTTGCAGCGTACCATAAGAATATGGCTGACATCGTAATCGCTGAAAAGAATAACGGCGGCGATATGGTCAAGTCTACAATTCAAACCGTTGACTCGAACGTACCGGTTGAGCTAGTCCATGCCAGCCGTGGAAAAAGAACACGAGCGGAGCCAATCTCGGCGCTATACGAACAGGGTCGCGGCCATCATCTCGGTACGTTTGCAGAGCTGGAAGATCAAATGTGCCAATGGGTGCCGGGCGATACAAGTCCTGATCGGCTGGACGCTCTAGTCTGGGCCTGTTCATCGCTAATTGAGAACGCACCCTTGACACAAGAGCGTGTTGTGGTGTATGATGCGTTTGCGGATATGGGCGGGTTGGTAGGCGGGTTTGATAAGATGTAGGAGGACTTATGCTCTACGTCGTGAACGTAATCGTGGTGCTGCTGGGATTGGTCGTTATGGCAGGCGGAGCGATATGGTGTTATCAGCAGCCTGAAGAGCGAGACAGCGATTGAATATACGTATACGGATCGAAATCTATATACCTCTAGACCTGAAAAGGCTAACCCATGCAGGCTGAAACCGATCAAACTCTGAACGAGCCGAGGTATAAACTGCTTGGCGGAAACGGCAACGACGATGTGCCGTGGTATGAAGATGCAATGAACGTCGCTATCCGGCAAGTTGAGCGTGAAGATATCGCGGGCCGTCTCCTCAAATTGTCTGAAGCCGAGTTTATGTCGATGGAGTTGTTGAAAGACGACGCCGGTTGGCAACGGCTGTCTGATGCCAGTAACCTCGATATGCCCGACGCGTTACGTGTGGGTATCGTGCATCGAGCACGTCAATACGCTCGACACGACGGGATTGTAAAACAGACGGTATCTCTATATACGAACTTCGGTGTTGGTACAGGCTTTGCTGGTACGGTTAACGAGGAACACGAAGCGGCTGCAACCACGCTCAATGCGTTTATCAAGTCTCCTGCTAACCGGCAGATATTTTCGACGCAGGGACAACGGAACTCGTCAAAGGCATTGCTTACAGACGGTGAAATCTTTTTTGTACTATTTCCATCCGATCCGATGAAGATACGTACCATTGACCCGCTCGAAATCGTGGCTGTGGCAACCAACCCGGAAGATAAAAGCGAACCGCGTATCTATATTCGCAAATACTATGTCGGTAGCCAAGAACACACGAAACTATATCGAGACTGGATGTGGGATGGAGAGGGGGGCGCCGCAACAGCGCAAGGTAAGCTCGTAACCGGCGATCTCGAAGATGCTGTAATCTATCATGTCAAACTGGCCGGGCGCGGATTGCGCGGCGAATCCGGGCTGATAGCCGACATGGATTGGGCTAAACAATATCGGAAGTTCATGACAGGCCGGGCCGCCGTGGTTCGAGCGATCGCTATGTTTGCAGCCAAACTCAAAATGCAGACCGACGCGGCTGGACTGGCAGCAGCAGCAACGCAGCTCGGTACGGGCTTGAGCCAATCGACTAGCGAAACTAACCCGCCGCCTGTATCCGGTTCAACGATGCTCGAGAACGCCGGCGCAACATATTCGACTGTTCGACAAGAAACCGGGGCAGCATCTGCTAAAGTTGACAGCGAACTGTTTATGCAACAGGCGACTTGTGGTAGCGGTATGTTTCCACATTACTATGGTCTCGGCAATTCGTTCAGACTGGCAACTGCCGCCTCTATGGAGCCGCCTATGTTCAAAGCGTTCACCGCTTATCAAGAGCTATGGCGTGACGCATACGAACTCATTTTCCAGTATGTGTTGGAACAGGCGAACGTACCGGACGAGCAATGTGTAGTGAACGTGAAGGGTCAGCCGATTCGTGAACAGGATATAGGGCCGTTGATAGATGGTATCGAGAAAACTGTACGCACGTTCTCGACACTGGCAGCCAGTGATGATATAGCCAAGTATGCGTTAACGTTGCTTGGTATCAGCAAACCAGATGAAGTTCTGGGGCAGTTGGCTGAGACGTACAAGGATGTACCCGGCCATAATGTTGCGGCGCTGGTATACGGATACTTGCGGGAAGTAGTGAAACAAGGTGGAGTACAGGAGGGGTGAGAGATGGGCGATATGATGGTTTCAACTTGGGATATGGAAACCTCAGTATATACTCGGACTTAACCATATGCACAGCCTCTTGACACAGTACGAGTATCTGCACGACCAGCAATGGCATCCGCAGTTGTGCCGTCTGATCGAGCGGTCTGCGGAAGCTGTGAACAAAGCTAACCGGCTCGGGCCGCAGAGTCCTGAAGGTAAACGGCTTGTCGTGCAGATGGAACGTAAGGTACTGGCATGGTTTCGGGCACAAACTAAATCACTGCCGGTCGGTCGTGTATCTGCTCTGTATACCAAGCGGCTGAAAGCGATGGAGGAAACCGCTGTTGACGTAGACGAATTCTTTGTCACGTTCACCGAATGGTTGGACGATGGTATCGAACAGTTTGAGGTGTTGCTTGCATCGAGTATCGAGGACGGTCTAGCTGCTGGATTTGAGGGTGACTTGCAGGCATGGATTGATGAGTTCAAGCTTAAAGCTCCGCCGTTTGACGCTGCGGCTATGTTGCCAGAGTCCGTTATCAAACAGGCTCTCGAACATGCTGGCGAACGAGTAAAGGGTATCGTTGAGGATACGGCTGCACAACTGTCAACCGTGATAGCCGACGCTCTGGAAAAGAATCTCAGCCCGGCGCAACTTGCAAAAGAGTTGCGTGATCGGTTTGAAGAGATCGGTAGCGTTAAAAGCAAAGTGATTGCGCGTACAGAGATGGGTGAAGCGGTTAGCGAAGGTGCATTTCAAGCGAACAAAGCTGTGGGCGCGGATACAAAAGAATCGATTATGACGACCGATATGGATGATATCTGTGTGGTGAACGAAGCCGATGGACGCATACCAATCGATCAGCCTCATTCAAGCGGCGACATGCACCCGCTCTATCATCCGAACTGCATGTGTACAGAAGCGTACTTCGGCGCGACAGAAACCGGGGTTGCAAAACTGCTGGGATTGTAGGAGGGGCAAAACGTGGCAAGATTCCGTATGGTAAATGTGGCATGATTGATGCGAAAAGCAAAGCGTTATGGTTAGGACTTCGACAGGCGTTGTTAATGGCGCTGGGAGTGATAGAGGAGTTTCTTGGAATGGCACGAACAAAACCGAGAATGGCACGAACAAAACCGACACGGCACAATAAGGAGGGGTAACAGTATGGCAGACAAATCTCAGATGACTGTAATGGTGAGCGGTAATAAACCGCGACTGAGCGTCAAGTACGAAGGTGAACGGCTGGTGGTTGATTGCGCCAAGTGCTTCGCGGGGTTTTTGCAACAGTGTCTGCGAGCGGTCGAGAAGAAACCGAACCGGGCAACCGGCCAGCCTTACGAGATGCCGTCGTTAGCGTCGGCAGACTGTCAAGGCTTTCACGGTCATGCGACATTCCCGAAAGAAGCGTACGATGTGATTGTCGCACATGCCAACCGCAAAGATGGAGACCCTCTGATTGATATCCCGTTGTCGTTACAAGCCGGGGTCAAAACCGAGACGCCCATTCCAACATCGCAAGCGGATATCGAAGCTGTTGCGAAGAAAGCTGTTGCCGACGCGCTTGCTAAACACGCTGCCGTACAGGCGGCACCGCTTGACCCTGCACTAGTAGGCGACGATCGACAGTTCGGCGAACTTGAAGGCAACGAACCTACTCTCGACGAGATTCTGGCTGATGACGATAAGGCTATGGACGACGAGTTCGGGCCGCCGAAAGATGTGATACGACGGGACGATGATGGTGCTATCAAAACGGCTCCTGAGAAAGTGCCATTGATCAACGCATCGAAACGGGCGAAGGATTTGGCGAAACGGCATGGTATCGATCTGGCGACACTAGCGCCGAACGTTGCTGGCAAGATAACCGTAGTTGCTGTACGTAAAGCGGTGGAGGCAAAAGAGAGTGGCTGAAAAACGGAAGGTGTTTGCTATATCGTAAAGCCAAGCGTGTGAGCATATAACCTTACGAGGACAACTAGAAGCTACGTAACCACAACTGAATAGCTACTGAGTTTATCTCTGCGGCACACTAGACGGGCCACTGTAATTGCGGCCTGATGGTGTGCCGCTTTGCTTTTTGGAGGCCAGATGCCGTATACAGTAGATAGTGCGAATCTACCGGCTAACGTTAAGGCGTTAGGCGCCGACGCTAAAGCTCGATGGGTTGCAGCATGGAATTCGGCGCATGAGTCGTGTCAGAAAAAGGGCGGTGACGATTGTGAAGCGCAAGCGTTCAAGATAGCGAACGGTGTGATTCGGGAATCTGATGGTAAAGCCACAGAACAGACTGCACAGGAAGCGCTCGACGATCTGTTGCTGTTGTGCACCGAACGGGAAGTGCCAGAAGGCTACGACGATATAGTTGCTACGCTAATCGAGCATCCGTCGCCAGACGATACGGCGCTTATCCGTTCGACGTATAAGGCTATTCACGAGGCCGCTGCCATGAAGACTGAGAACGGTCAGAAGTTTCCGGCTGCCGCGTTTGCATACGTTCCCGATCCACAAAAGCCATCAAGCTGGAAGTTGCGGCTATGGGAAACACCAACATTGAAAGTTACACGGAAACAGTTAGGCGCGGCAGCCGCAGCATTTTCGCCGGGCGGTCATCGGGGTCAACCTGTTCAGTTGCCGAGCGGCGAAGTTGCTAAAGTGAAAGGTCGTATTCGAGCGGCGTACCGATCGCTCAAAGTCGAGGACAAGAACATACCGAAAAGCGTACAGGAGGCAGAGCCGATGAAACGATTATTGGCGCGAGAAGCATCTATGCTCGATGAAGCTGGATACGATGCCGATACAGGTGAGGTTGATGTCACGATAATCAAGCCCGGATTCAATGTCAGCAAAAAGCGGTTCTATCCGTCCGCGACGTTGGCTCGTGACTATAAGGTGTTTGAAGGGTTGAAGATGTTTGCCGATCATCAGACGCCGGCGGAAGAACGAGCGCAACCTGAACGGTCAATCCGGTCGTGGGTAGGTTCGTTGAAGCACGTGTTTGTTGCCGAGGACGGTAGTATCAAAGGACGGGCGGCTATCATTGAACCGTGGATGAAAGAGAAACTATCGAACCTCAAAAAGGCCGGGCTGTTACATGAGATGGGTACGAGTATTGTAGCGTCCGGTGAAGGTAAAAAGGCTGAGGTTGAAGGTGTCAAAACGGATTTCATCGAGAAGCTGGTACATGGCCGGTCGGTAGATTTCGTGACGTATCCGGGAGCTGGCGGCACAGTCGAATATTACGAGAGTGCACGACCGGAAGACGAATACGATGTGGATGTAGTTACTGTTGAGGGGCTAAAGGAACGGCGGCCTGATATTGTCGAGCGAATCACCGTCGAGATCAGAGAGTCGCTCGAAGCGGAGGTATCCAGTATGACGGAAGTTGAAACGGAACTGAAAGCGCTCAAAGAGAGCAACGAGACTCTGACCGCCGAGAATGACGGGCTGAAGACGAAAGTTGCGGCTGCGGAAGCGGAAGATGCGAAGCGTGAAGCGGCAACGGCTATCACAGCGTTGATCGACGAAGCCGAGCTACCCGACGCGACCAAGGCTAGACTGACCGAACAGTTCAAAGAAGCGGAGTCGGTAGACGGTGTAGCTGAAGCGATTGCAGCGGCCATAACGGAAGTGGCGGCATTGAAAGAGGCCGGGGTTATCAAAGGTCTCGGCAACACAACGCCAAAACCGCCAGAAGACGGTGACGCTGCTGCTCGGCTGCTCGAATCGCGGAAGGCACACTATATCGAGCAGGGTGAAACGCCAGAAGTGGCCGAACGTATGGCCACAGACTATGTGAAAGGAAGATAAACAATGCCAACATTTGCACCAGGAGGCGGATATGCGGCGGATATGGTAGCTGGCTCAGAATGTTCCAGCACATATGAAGGCCGACATATCAGCATACTCGAAACCGATCTGACGCATCCGGCAGTCGGCGACAATCTTGTGAACAAGGGCGACCCGGTCATTTTCAACGATCTCGGTCAGTCCAACTATACCGGTGTCGGCGTAGCGTTTGAAAGCGCCGCCGCCGCGACCGATTATGTCGCTGTGGACACCGAGGGTATCTGGTATCTGGACGTTGTATCAAGCGACGATCTTGGTAACAGTGACATCGTGTTCGGCGACCAGATCTTTATCAATGTGACAACCGCTGTGTTGTCGAAGATTCGGAACGCGAACACGAACCGACCGTTTGGCTACGCGCTGAACACGGTCACAATCGCTGGGGCCGGTACAGCATCGGTCATCCCGGTCAAAGTCCATTGGGATCCTTACTGGTCGGTCGTTTGTGAACCGCTGTGTGGCGTCGCTGGCGCACCGTATGTGAACGACACAGCGAACACGAGCTTTCGGCAGTTCCGATATGACTCGGGCGCAACTAGCGGCGACAATCGCGGCGAATACCTCCGGGTCTATTATACGGGTGCTGGTGGTGGTGGTGACTGTATGCGGCTCTATGCCGATGTTGTCGGTGTAGCGGCAGCTAACGTGTTCGGTCTGCATGTAACAGCCGGGTTTGGTGAAAGCACGACAGGCGGTTCTGTAACAGGACTTGCCGCTGGATGCCGGGCACAAATCGGATTGCCGGACGTTGCTATGGCAGCCGGTGGTACATATACGGCTGTTATGCCAGAGATATATTCCTATGGCGCAGCATCAGACCCGGCAGCCGTAACCGACCTATCGTTTATCCGATGTACCAACGCTGGCAATGCTGCGGGCGTAGCAGACGTTGACGACAAAGCGTATCTGCTAGAACTTGTTGGCGGCTCGATTGCTGGCGGTAACATCGTCGAAGCGTCCGTCACAGAAGCTAATTACGCATGGTCTGCTCGGTGTCTGTTGCCGGGCGGTCAGGTAGCTTACATGATGTTCGCAAACGCAGTCGGCTAACGATAGCCAAACAAGGAGGGGCACAGAACAATGAAAACGATCAAAGTAAACAAGGTTATGAATTACCGAGGCGGTCCGTTCATGGTGCCGACGTTCGATGAGATGGGCGGAGCTATAAACGAACCAATCGTCGGGCCGGATGGCAAGCCGTTGACAGATCCGTCAGGTCAACCTGTCACACAGGACGTGTTGATACATGGCACGATAGTTGACGTGCTCGATTGTGTGTTACGCGACTTCCCGCGTTCAAGATGGACGATGTCGAATATTGCGCAATCGACGAAATTACTTGCAGTGTTGACAGCATGCCGGGAAGACGGTCGGTCGGAGTTTGACATTGAGGACGAGACCTATAAATGGTTGGTATCGATTCTCAAAGATGACGAGATCGGCGTACCGATGTTTACGCTAAACCTCGTAAACGTTCTGGCTGCGATTGGAGCAGACATTGAATAAGGAGGGGTAAACGAGTGAGTACAGATACGATGCTGCAAGACAGTCTGACAAAACGGCGTGAACAGTATATGGGTCAGCTGGCTATGCTGTCACGGAAACGAGAAGGACATCGACGAGCGATCGAGGATATTGACGCTAACATTGTAGTTCTCGAAGCCAGTCAAGCTGAAGTCAACCGTAGTCTGAGCGACGTTGAAGCGCAGAAAGCGGCTGTTGCAGCAGAAGAGACAAAAGAGAAAGGAGCATAACGAATGCCTCCAGAACCATTGATGCTAAAGGACATGACAGAAAGTGCAGACTGGGCTGGCTATCGCGAGAACCATTATGCGCGAAATAACACAACCGCTCATCTCGAAAACCTCGAGCGGTTCAACGCGCTGATGGAAAATCGGGACGGGTTACCGTCACACCGCTGGCGTTACGAGTTGCAGGAAGCCATGACAACCGACGACTTCCCGCTTATGTTTGGCGATAGCGTGGCTCGTGAACTGTTAAGCCACTACAAAGCCGTTCAGCCGAAGATGATGCAGATACTTCGGAAACGAACGCCGGTTGACGATTTCCGCACGATCAAGACGTTCCGCAAAGGCGGATACGCTACAATGCGATTGCAACAGGTTGGCGAGAAAGGCGAATATCTGGCGCAAGAGTACGAAGAGGATCGGACGCAGTATAATCTGGCGAAATGGGGCCGCCAGTTAGACTTCTCGTGGGAAGCATATCTGAACGATGATCTCGGGATGTTCTCCGAATGTGCTCGGGATTTGGCAACGGCTGTCCAGAATACGATCGAATGGTATATCACATCGTTGTTCTGGAACGCTGCCGGTCCGATAGCAGCGAACTTCGGTAACGCTGCGGCTGCAACTGCCGGTCTGTCGATCGGTGCGTTGGAAACCGCATACGAACAGATGATCGCGTATCGACATCCTGATACGAACGAACCGATTATGAACGCACCTAAGTATCTGGTGGTACCGCCAGCTCTGAAGTTCACGGCAGAACAGATCCTCAAAAGCGTGACAAAACAGTGGATGAGCGATCATGCTGTCGCAGCCATGTGGGGTACACATCGCGCGTTTCCGACAACGAACGTAATTGCACAGCAGGGACTCGAACTGATTGTCAACGAATGGCAACCGTTTATTGATACCACGTCACCGACAACGGCATGGGCTCTGTTCAGTGATCCGAAACAGATTGCTGCCGGTGAGATATCGTTCCTGAAGGGACACGAGACGCCGGAAATCTGTATGAAGAGTTCGGACAAAGTTGGCGTCGGCGGTAACGGTCTACTCGATGCGTTTACCGGCGACTTCGCCACTGACAACATATTCTACCGAGTCCGGCATGTGTTTGCTGGTGCGGCTGTTGAAACCCGAGCGTGCTGGGCGTCTGACGGCACAACGTAAGCGCAGTATACCGCAGTAGGCCGGGGGCTACACGCCCCTCCTGCCGCATTGTGCGGTCGCTGTTTTGGCAGCTAAAGGATCTGTAGCCCTCGGCCCCGCTGGATAAGGAGCGAGACGAATGCAACTGACGCCGCAAGCGACCGCCATAATCATCGCGTGTGCAACGAACATCGGTGTGCTGGTATGGAACACTGCCTCTCAACACGTTCGACTGACAGCGATTGAACAGGCGCTAAACAACGGCATATCTGACGAGGTGAAAGAACATGGTGAACGGCTGTCACGAATCGAGGCGACTTGCGAAGAACG